CCTCTCGGTTCTGCCTCACCTGAACTACAAGGCGTGGTACGCGTTGGCCGAATTTGTAGATAACGCCATCCAAAGCAACCTGTCTGATTGAGCATCAAGACTGGATATACGTGCATCCATTTCGCGCAATTTCAAATCCCACTCTTTCTGTTCGTTATCAGCCATGGCCGGTCCTTTCAAACAAGCTTCATTGCCCGTGTTTACAGCTTTAATATATGTCCATTGGACACAAACATCAATGGGCCATGATCATGGGCATGATCATTTTTCACAGGAGCAGACATGCCACAGATGCATTCAATCGTAACGGTTGCCGGGCGCAACAGACTGGCTGCAAAAATCGCTGCCGGTGAGAACCTTGTCTTCACCCGTATCGCGCTTGGCAGTGGCGACCGTTATCCTTCCGGTGGAGAGACCACGCTGGAAGCGGAAGTCCATCGCGGGGAAATCACCGGCAGCGGCGTTGATGAGGCAACGCCTGGTGCGATGTGGTTTGATCTTTATGTGGACGCAACGGTCGACACGTTCCATGCGCAGGAGATCGGGCTTTTTGACGAGGATGGTATCCTGTTTGCCCTGTCGCGGTTTGATCAGCCGGTGCCGAAGTTCGGGCCGGACTCCTCTTCGCTGTCCGATAACACGTTCCGCATTGTGGTGGTGTTTTCGGATACGGAAAACATTGTTGTCAACGCCCATCCGATCGGCGGGGTCAGCCATACCCGTACCATCAGCACCGCTGCGGGCCTGTCGGGCGGGGGTGACCTGTCGACAGACCGCACCCTTGAAACCGACTGGTCAACGCTCCTGGATGCATCCGCCCTTGGTCGCGGCAACCGGTTGAACATACGCCAGGCCGAAAGCCAGAGAAAGGTCTCTTCCGGTGATTTTGCCGACTGGCTTGTCGGCGAGCTGAGCCGCTCAACCAGGGATGAAGCTTCCCGCCTCATGCTGGCAAGCAACGCAGGCCGGAACCTGACAGAGGAACAGGTCCAGGACATTGTCGGGCGCTTTATCGAGGCAACCGGTGCCGGTATCATCTATGATGATGACGGCAATGCGCTGCGCGTCGAGGTTCGGAACGCCTCGACCACAAGGCGGGGTCTTGTCGAAAGGGCGACGGATGCGGAGGCGGCGGCAGGAACGGACGCGACCCGCTACATCACGCCCGCGCATCTTGCCACAGCGGTTTCCGAAATAGACTTTTCCGGGCTTGTTGTCACCGATACCCGGACCTCGGACCCGACGCCTGATGATTGCGCGCAATACAGGGTTACCGCCCAGTTCTCGAACCGGCTCCGGGGCGGCCCCGGCACATGGCATTCCGCCCTGACGGTGAGGGGCTGGAATGAGGACTATTACGTGTGGCAACTGATCGGCCTGTCCGGCTGGGAAGGTCTCCCCAACGAAGCCCATGAGGAGTTGTATTTCAGGGTCGGCGTTGGCGAGAACTGGAATGAACAGCACAAGCTCTGGCATACGGGCAATGACGGGACCGGTTCCGGGCTTGATGCGGACCTGCTTGACGGACAGCACGCAGGTTACTATCGCAACGCCTCAAACCTCAATGCGGGCACGGTTGCGGCGGGGAGACTTCCACAGGCCACCACACAGGCGCGCGGGACTGTCGAAAGGGCGACGGATGCGGAGGCCGCGGCAGGAACGGATACGACCCGTTACATCACGGCACAGCACATGGCCAGTCGCATGGCCCTTGAGAGGAACCGGGTTCCGGGAATAACCGATATCGGGTCGTATATCTTTGCAACTGTACCCTCCGGCGGAGTTTCGCCTGGCCACACAATCAGCGGTTCCGGCCTGCGATATGTGATCAACAGAACGGGTTCGACAAATGACATTTACCCGTCAAACAGCGGTCCAGGTGTCGGAACATGGCGGGCGCACGGAAATGCGGCACGGTATTATACAGGCGGGGATGTCCAGGGGACAGCCTATGCCGCCTGTGTCTTTGTCCGCATCGCATGAGGAAAGGAAAACGGATATGACACCGGAACAGATTGCGGTCATCCCGCAAATTCGCAATCCACGGCTCAACGGGGATGCCACGATCGACTGCGAGATCAACCATCCCGACCACGGCTGGATACCTTTTACCGCATCACCGGAAGATGCACATGAGGCGGGACGGGGTATCTTTGAAGCGGCCCGGCGGATGGGACCGGCTCAATATGTCGAGCCGGAAACAGCCCTGGATGATGCAAGGGGGGCTGCCCGCGCGGCAATCACCACCCTTGCCGCCGATACCCGCGCTCGACTGGCAGGGACCTCCGATCCGGCGAAACTCGCCGAATATGTCGACAAGGCCGTCCACGCCCGGGCCGTCATCGACGGAGCCGCAGGTGCCGACATTATGGCGGAAGCGGAAACCGAGGCACAATCGCTCGGCCTTGAGGATGCAGCCGCCCTTGCCCGCATCTGGCAGCAAAAGGCTGCCCGGCTCCGGGGGTTGCGCCCACAGCTCAATGTACTGGTCCGTGCGGGGCTTTCGGCAATCGCAGGGGCCGATACCCCGGGAGACGTCGGGAAAGCCTCACAGGACGCGCAGGACGCGATTTCCGCATGGCTTGACGGGCTTGAGGCGGAAGGGACTGATACTGGTGGTGAACCGGATGATACGCAGGCGTAAAGTGACGCCGGTCAGGCCGGTCGGAAAGGTGCCGGCAAAAAGTCCCCGCAAGCCGAAGAACCGGAAACCGGTGCGCAGGAAGCAGCGGCGGCGGAGACTGCCGGAACCGCCATGACCGGCGGAATTGTGAAGGACCGGACCTGATCCCTCGTCTGCCGCAACCACATCAACAACCTTACCAACCAGAGGACTGTGCCTGACCGGTGCAGGAATATATCATGACAGAACCGACGTTTGGAATTACCCAGTCCCGTCCCGACCATGAACCGGTACCGGTTCTGGGGGCGGATTTTTCAAAAGCCCTGCTGATTGAAACATCACAGGACGCAATTGCCGACACCTATCCGCTCAATGAACCTGTCCGGATATCGACCTCCGATCCGCAGGCGGTTTCAGACCTTGGTACCGGCCTGCTTGCGGATGCGGTTCACGGTATCAACGCCCAGTTGCAGGGCCTTGCTCACGGTGCGGATGTAACCGTGGTCCGTGTGGAGGAAGGGGGGGATGCGGCAGCGACAATGGCAAATATCGTGTCCGTCCTGAACAGTGCAGGCTCGATCCCCTCGAAAGTCAATACCACACCGCGGCTGGTCTATGCGGGCAGGACGGCAGCCGATACGGGAAGCGATCTCAATCCGGTCCTGGCAGCTCTTCCGGCGGCCTGTGAGAAGCTGCTTGCGATTGCACCGGTTGATATTGGCGGCGACAGTGCTGCGGCCTGTGTTGCGGTGCGTGAGGCCCTGTCCTCGCAGCGTCTGATGCCGATCGGGGTTGGTGTCAGGGTTTATGAGGAGGGCGAAGCTGTCACCCGCCCCGCCGCTCCGCGCGTTGTCGGTCTGTTCATGCGGGTTGACAATGCCAGTGAGGGAAAGCCGTTCAATCCGGTTGCGATGCGCCCGCTTTACGGGATTGCAGGACTTGCCCGTGATATCGATTTTTCATTGCTTGACGGTTCAACGGAAGGCCAGCAGATGCTGGAGGGGGAGGTTTCGATCATCGCGCGCGGAGAAAGCGGTGTTGATGGTGCAGCAGGCGATGGCGGGTTTTATTTCATCGGCACCGACAATGCGGCAACGGGCGAGTTGTGGAAACAGATCCATCAGGTTCGCGGTGCCGATTATCTGACCGTCAAGCTGGTGCAGATAACGCAGCAGTTTCTGGGGCGCCCGGTGACGGTGGATATTGCCGAGGCTTACGCCAACTCGATCCTCTTCATGTTGCGGGACCACAAGGCTGCCGGGGATATTCTGGGGTATAACAGGGATGTATTCACACCCGGGAAGAATTCGCCGGAACAGATAAGGCTTGGCCGCATCAGGCTGGACATCGGCATTGAGCCGGCTCCGGTGTTCAGGCGCGCCCATCACGAGATCCACCGCTATCGCCCTGCTGTCGAGGGGCTGGTTGCCGCGATTGTCAATCGTCTCAATGTCACCGCGGGACAAACATCATAGGAGAAATGGAAATGGCACAAATACCTTTAATCATGCTGACGGCGGTTGACCTTCGTCGTGCCGACAGGAATGGTACGTCGCGGGCAATTACAATTGCCAAACTCACGGTTCCATCGGTGAAGTTTGCCTCCGCGGAGCATAATCCCGGCGGCGGGGTTCTCGGGGTCGACTTCACGCTTCCCCGCATTGAGGCGCTGGAGCCGAAGTTTGACGCCAGGGGCATTGATACGGAAATCTTCGCAAGCATGGGCGAGCGTCATGCATGGACGCTTGCCGGGGCCTATCGGGACAAGAAAACCAACCGGGTGCTGCCCGCCCGCGCAGTGATCGAGGGGGTTGTGGCGGAATGGGAGCCGGATGAAAGCGATCCGGCGGAATTCCAGGGCTGTTCGCACATGTTCAGGGAAGTCACCCATATGGATCTGTCGATTGACAATGATGAACTTGTCTATGTGGATTTCTGGGAGCGGGAGCTGCGCCTTAAGGGGAAAGACATTTACGCGGATGAACGCCAGGCATTGGGGGCATGAATGAGCAAGGATTCCATTCCCCGTATTGACGGCGTTGAGTACACGACCAACCCGAACGGTGCGCCGGTCGGTGCCACCTTTGCGCTCGATTTTCCGATAGAGGATCATGATCCGCCCGTCCACGCGCTCAACCTGCGCCGCATGCGGGCGGGTGATGCGCTTGTTGCAGAGGAGGTCGAGAGGGAGGCCGAGGCCGGTTTCGCTCTTTTTGCAGCCCTTGCCGGCACAGGTGTCGAGGTGATCGGCAAGCTCGACAATGAGGATTTCGAGAGGCTGACGGAGGCTCTTCTTCCTCTCATGGGAAAGTCGGCAGGCAAGGTCTTTGCCAGCCTCCGCAAGGAGGAGCAGGAGGCGATGAGCGCCAAAGGCGCGAACAAGGCAAGCACTACGCCGCCGGTCGGCAGACAAGCGTAGCGCCGTCGAGAGACGGGGAAGGGTCAGGAGGCGATGCGCACCGACCGGCGCGGTGGCGGGATCTGATCGTGTCGGTTTCCTGTCATCTCAATACCGCCCCGGACCGGATTGAGGAATGGGATATTGACCGGTTTGCGGATTATGCGGATGCGCTTGGCCGGGTTATGAAGCGGGAAAGCAGCAGGTAATGGCAACACTTTCATCAAAACTGGTTCTGTCGCTGGTTGACCGGGTATCAGGCCCTGCACGGTCGATACAGGGTGCCCTTGCCCGTCTCGGCGACATGCAGCGGCGCAATGCGGCCCGTCTCAACCGGATGCATGGCGAATTGCTGGGGGCGGCGGGAGCCGGCTATGCCCTTGCCCGCGGGCTTTCTGCCCCGATACGCGCGGCGGTCGGGTTTGAAAGCGCGATGGCGGATGTGCGCAAGGTTGTCGAGTTCGGGACCCCTGACGGCTTCCGGCAGATGGGGCGTGATATTCTTGATCTGTCAACCCGCCTGCCGATGGCAGCATCCGGGATTGCGGAAATCGCTGCGGCGGCGGGCCAGTCGGGGATGAAGGGCGACGAAATCCTCGCGTTCGCACAAATGGCGGCAAAGGTCGGGGTTGCCTTTGACATGTCGGCGGGCGAGACCGGGGAGGCTCTGGCCCGCATCAAGACGGCCCTGCGCCTTTCTGTGGGGGAGACGCAGGGCCTTGCGGATGCGCTCAATCATCTCTCCAACACCTCCGCCTCCTCGGCCCCGGATCTGATCAACTACATGAAGCGGGTGGGTGCGACCGGCGAGCAGTACGGCTTTACCGCCACCCAGACGGCGGCAATCGGTTCGGCGATGATCGCGTCGGGCGCGGAGGCCAATGTGGCGGCAACCTCGTTCCGTAATGTTGGCAAGGCCCTGACCCGCGGGGCTTCCGCTTCAAGGCGCCAGATCAGGGCGTATCGTACACTCGGACTTGATTCCCGCAAGGTTGCCAGGGCGATGTCGAAGGATGCGACCGGTACTCTGCGCAATGTGCTGCAGCTTGTGCGCAAGCTTCCCGAACACATGCGCGCAGCCACCCTGTCGGATATGTTCGGGGACGAGGCAAGGGCGCTGGCTCCCCTGGTCAACAATATGGAACTTTATGACGAAGCCTTGAGGTCGGTGGCCCGTCAGACGGATTTTGCAGGTTCCTCCACGAAAGAGTATGAGGAGCGGGCAAAAACGACCGCCCATCAGTTGAACCTGTTCAGGAACAAGGTCACGGCCCTTGCTGTCGAGATTGGCAATGCCCTGCTGCCGGCGGTCAATGCCCTTGCGGATGCGGCCGGTCCCCATATCAGGACCCTGACGGAACTGGCGCGTGAATATCCGCGTGTCACAAGAGCGGTTGTTGCAGCCGTTGCAGGGCTGGTCGGCCTGCGGATTGCGGCGATCGGATTGCGGTTTTCGCTGTTGTGGATGAAGGGCGGACTTCTGTCGACAGCCATCGTGGGGCTGCGTGGTGCAGCAGGGGCTGCTGCTCTCGCTGCGGCCGGATTTCGCAAACTTCGATCCGCAACTGCCGGTGCCGCAATGCTTGATGTGCTGGGTCAGGGAACTGTCGTGAGCCGGGGACTGCTCGCCCTGATGGCGCCGGTTGCCACGCTGAAGACGGCCCTTGCCGGACCGGGTGCGATGTTTGCGGGGTTGGGGGCAGCCCTTGCTGCGGTCACAGGGCCGGTCTGGCTTGTGGCTGCAGGCATTGCAGCACTTGGTCTTGCGATCTGGAAATACCGGGAGCCGATCTCGAATTTTGCTGCCGGTTTCGGGGGCCGGGTTGCGGAGGAATTTGGTTCCGCGGGCAGGGCTATCGCCGGCTGGACCCGGGAACTGGCGGCGGCAGCGGGCGAGAAGATACTGGACGTGGCGCAATGGCTCGGATATGACCGTGCAGCTGTGAGCCGGAAACTGGCAGGGATATCCCGCGACCTCCATGAGCGCCTCGCCAGTCTTTCGCACCGACTGAAGGAATCCCTGAAAGGTCTGAAAGGCTTTTTTGCCGATCTGTTCGACCGGGAGGATTACACGAAAGAGCAGGAAGGGCAGTTTCGCGCCTCCGGCTACAAGCTTGCGGATGCAATCATCGAGGGCGTAAGGGATCTGCCCGGTCGCATTGCCGGATTGTTCGCCGGCCTTCGGGACCGGATACAACGGAAAATCGGCGCGATCGACTGGTCTTTTCTGGTTGAAGACGTGAAACGACTGCCTGGCAGGATCGCGGACCGGTTCCGGGAGCTTCCGGCAAAAATCATCGAAGCGGTCGGTACCATTGATCCGGGCAACCTGATTGCGTGGCCAAAACCGCCGGACTGGCTTTCCATGCTGTGGGGAGGAAACGGCACGGCGCCGGCTGTGCTTCGCGGTTCCAATGCGGCCATTGCAGGGGCAAGGGCTGCAGGGGGTATCGTTACCGGCGGCAGAACCTATCTGGTTGGCGAGGCGGGCCCGGAACTTGTAACCCCGTCCCGCAGCGCTTATGTGCACAATGCCCGCTCAACCGCTGCAATCCTCGATCATGCCCTTGTCCACGCAAGGCGGGCCGGAAGTGCCATACTGGCAGGACCACCCCCTTCCGCCCGCAGGCTGCTGGCGCCGGACGGCCAGGGTGAAGCCCGAAACCGCATGGAGCCGCCACCGGGCCCGCCTGCAAGCACTGCTGCGGTGACGGTTTCCTTCGGGGATATCGTGATCAACAATCCGGCAGATGTCGATGGCATTGTCCGTGAACTTGAAGCCCGCATGTCGGAAGCCCTGTCAGGGGTACAGGCCGACGTTGAATGGGCGGGTGTGTGATGCTCTACCAGATCGGGCCGCTGACCCTTGATACCCGCCCCTTCAATGCGGATGGTGTGCGTCGCAGTGCAGATGCGGCCTTTGCCGCAAAACCGGTGATTGCCACATTAAGCCCGCGCGAGTTCATGGGTGAGGGAGAGGACCGGATTACGGTCAGCGGCCAGTTGCTGCCGTTCAAAACCGGCGGACTGTCCGAACTGGAGACCGCTCATTCCCTGCGCCGTCAGGGGGTCGCAATGCCTGTTGTGCGCGGTGACGGGCGTTCGTTCGGGTGGTTTGTCATTGAACGCATTTCCGAAACCCATCGGGAACTGATGCGGGATGGCGTGGGATTTGTGGTGCGCTACTCACTCACCCTTGTGAAAACAAAACCGGGTGGAACAGGCATTATCGGTACAATCCTGTCCCTGTTCGCGAACTGACTGCAGCAAAATTCGAAAATACGCAAACAGGACAATACGCAAACAGGACACAGGCACGATGGAAACGATTACGGTCACAACTGAAGGCATGTTGCTGGATGCGCTGCTGGTGCGCCGCTTCGGATATCGGGGGCAGTCCCTGTTGACGCAGACACTGGAGCTCAATCCGGGCCTTGTCACATCCGGGGCGGTCGTTGCGCTCGGCACGGTTGTGACATTGCCACGGGAACCTGACCGGCAGCCCTTCACGCAAACCCCGCGCATCTCGCTGTTCGGATGATACAGGCCAAATGAACAATATCAGCTGGAAAGTGTTTGTCGACGGGAGCGACATGAGCCTTGCCATGCAGCCCTTTGTGATATCGATCACCGTGCAGGACAGGGACGGAGAGGCGAGCGATACCTGCAGGCTTGAGTTTGATGATACAGGCGGGCAGATTGAACTGCCCCGCGACAATGCATCGGTTACGGTGTTTCTGGAAGGGGTGAAGGTCTTTGACGGCCTGATTGATACACTTGCATCCAGAGGATCACGCTCCGGGGGCAGGGTTCTCGCGGTTACGGCAAAGGGGTTTGATGCGAAGGGCAGGGTCAAGGACGGGCAATTGTGGCATCTCGATGATGCCAGTCTGAAACAGGCCCTTGAAAAAGCCGCCGGCAAGGCGGGCCTTGACGGCATCAGGGTGGATGAGCGCCTTGCCGATGTCCACCGCGAATACTGGTCACCGGACGGGGCATCCTTCCTGGCATGGGGGCAGAGGCTGGCACGGGAATACAACGCCACCTTCAAGATACGCGGGGACAGGGCCGTGTTTGCAGGGCGTGGCTCAAACAGACTGGCACCCGTCCGCGCCACCCTGGGTCACAACCTCATAAGCTGGGATATCAGGCCCGTCACCGCACGCCGCAGGTTCAAAACTGCAACCGCCAGGTGGTTTGATCGCGAGACGGGAAAAGTCGAAACACGGGAAATCGAGGTCGGGCAGGAACATGCAACCGCAACAAACGCTGTCCGCACAATCCTTGCAGACAGGGACCAGGCTGAGGAAAACCTGAAAGCCCGCAAGGGACAGGCCGAACGCGAGGGCGGCGAGGGCTCGGTCGAGCTGGACCTGACCCTTGAAGCACAGGCGGAAGCCCCCTTCATTCTGGCCGGTACCCGCCCCGGGATCGACGGAGAATACCGCATCACATCCGTTATCCACAAGGTAACCCGGTCACAAGGCTCGACCACATCCCTGCAGATCAGATTGCCGGAAACAGGAGGGGCAGCCGGAGAAGAAGCCGACAGCGATGAATTCAGCCTCGGCAATACACCCGAAGCGCAGGCAATCAACGAAGCAGCGCAGCAGTAGGGCAATTCCCGTTTCGATGGATTGATCAAAACGGGAATGCGTAACCATATCAGCAGGGAACAACCGCTATGGCGCGTTGCGTTTAACCGGAAACAGAAAAAGCTGCCTCTCGCTACGCTCGAACGCGTTTTCTGTTGCGCGATTGAATCTGACAAAACGCAACACGCTGTATCGAAACGCGAAACGGTCCGGAAAACACGTATGACGAAAATATCAACTTCAGTCCAGCTTCAGTTCACCGCTCTCGAGCCAGCGCAGAACCTGACACGCGATCGGATTGGGAGAGCGGGC